TAATAATAAATTTAAGTGCGTGAATTGAAAAAATAATTTATTTTCAATATACGCAGCCTTTGAGCTAGCTAAAGAATTATCTAATTCTATTATTTTGGAATAATCAACCGATTGTAGATTAATAATGTTTTGTTTATCTATTGCAATATTAGATTTGAAAAGTGAATTTTTACTAAACCATTCTAATTGTGCCTGAAATAATCTTGATAAAGAGTCATTAACACTAAAAGTTTCCTTGTAGGTACAATTATGTATTATTTTTTTTGTTGAATATTTCTTTAAATAGCTATTTTCTAAAATCTCCTTAAACTTCTGTTTTAAATCAAGATTATAAATTACAACTTCATCTAATTGATTTGTTTTTGGAATAAGAAATAAAGTATCTTTTTGCTTGAAAAACTCAAAAGAGAATTTCTTTTCAATATAATTTATATGTGACACAATTATTTCGTTTTCTAATAGAGGTATTTTGACTTTACCATCTGCATTAGAGATACTTCCGATTTCTAAACTTGGATAAAAAACTTGGACTAAATCAATTGGTTTTTTAGAGTTATTATCCAGAATAACTAATTCTTTCGACTGGGAAAAGCTAGTATAGGTAATGCAAATTAAAAAACAGTTAATTAGTATTTTCATAATATTAGTTTTTATAATTTTTTGATTAATTCTATTAACTTCGGGAAGTTTTCGTCAATTATTGCCAACGGCTTCGGCTATGAACAGTTGCGTGTTTTAGCACGGACATTTGCAAGTACAAACCGAGTTGGAAATTCCGCAGGAATTTTCAAGATAAGCCTGTAAGCAATTGTTTATAGCCATTGTTGCCATTTCGTTGTTTTTATTCAAAAACGGTTTTACAAAATTATTGATATTGCTTTGGTTATCTTTAACCTTATCTACGTCTTTAACGTTGAATCTAAATCTTTTTTCACCAATTTTATATTCAAAACCTTTGAACTCATTAGTAAAAACCTCATTAGTTTTCTTATTAAAAACATCCGATCTTTGTTGAACACCTTCTTGCTCTTTGTTATACCTATTGAAGAAATCTACAGCTTTTTGTTGATCTGAAGTTAACTTAACTCCGCTCTTAATTTCCGCATAGTACTTGGATTTTAAACCTTCCAAATGGTTCTTAGCATCAGCAACTTGCTCTTTCAATGCTAATTTCTTTCTACGAATATCTTTTTCTTCATCAACTTCTTCGTTGTAAGAAAAACGATCTTCCATAACAAAACTAATTTCCTCATCAGTAAGATGCGGTTTAGTTTGCTTGTAATATTCTCTTAATAATTGATTCTCATCGTAATTATTATAGTCTTGATTTAATCTAACATATTCTTCAAGACTTCCACCAGTTTCATTCATAAAGTCTACAACTTTTTGAATATTTTCCGGTAAAGGTTCTCCTGTTTCTTTAGCTTCTTCAATAGCTTCCACAACTTCTTCTTTTGTTTCTTCTACCTTTTGCTCAACAACTTCTTCATCAGTTATCTCCTCAACAACAGGTGTATCTTCTACCTCTGTTTTTTCTTCAGGAGTAACCTCTTCTACAGGTTCTTCTTTTTTACTTAAATCAACTTTAGCAACATCATCTTTAGGTTGCTCTTCTTTCTTTTCACTTAAATCTACTTTTGATATTGTAGGTTCTTGTGAGGTAAGCTTTTTAGGTTTAGTAGCTTTCTTTTTAGCAGGTGCTTTCATATTACCACCTTCTGATTCTACTTTCTCTTTAACTTCCTTTGTTTTTGTTTCGGTTGGTTGAACTTCTTCAACTACCTTTTCTTCTTTTTTATTAGCCATAATATAATATTATAAAATTAAACAAATTATCTAGGTATAAACTGTCCTAGATCAAAGCCTGTGCCTAAGTTATCATTACCTGTAGACTCAAACTTTTTAGGTGGTTTACCACTATTTCTTTGGTCGATTAGTTCAGATTGTTGACTAGCTTGTATTCTAGTTCTTTCATCTTTACGATCTTCCTTGTATTTTTCTTTTTTATCTATCTTTTCTTCCTCAACACCTTTTAATTGCATGTTAAGTTGAAACTCATAAGCCATTAGCGATTTTTTAAGTTTTGCTTCTTGCATCATTTTTTGTGATTCAAGTTGAAACTTACCTTCTTCTAATTGTAATTGAGATTGAACAATAGCTTGATTTTTTTGTACTTCAGCTTCAGCTGCTACCTTTTGAGCATCTGCGTTTGCTTTAGCTTGTGCTTCAATGTTTTGTTGTTGTATCTCTTGATCTTTCTTTTGTTTCTTTTTTCTTCTTATCTTTAACAATTGATTAGCTAGCTTAACGTTTTTAATCATTCTAAGATCAACAGCATCTTCTAACTCTATGCTTTGTTGAGTTAAAGCCATTTGAATATTGTTTTCTAGTAATTGTTTTTCTTCTTCATCTGGTTCTAATTCAATAAATATACCAAAGTCATATAAATGTAAGTTAGCCATTTCTTCTAACGTTGCTACATTATGAGAACCTATTTGTTGTATAAACGCTTCTTTTGTAGGTGAGTACTCAATAATATCAGATATTCTTAACGATACACCTTCAGCTGTTTCAGCTGTTAGAAATAATCCTGCTTGTAATATATGTCTTGTAGCAGTATTACTATTTGCAGCAGCTATCTTTTGTACACCAACTAGTGATTTCGCGTCTGGCGTGCTAGCATCCCTTGCTTCATTTAAACCGGTGACATCTCTTATCATTTGAAGATAATAATTATAAGTCTGAATTAATGACTGTAGTTTTGCACCACCTGCCCCAGATTGAATTTCTTGAATAGGAATTTTTCCTGGGTTCATATCACCTTCTGATGTCATAGATCTTCCTATAATCGAACCTGTTTGGAAAAACATGTTCAAAGCTTCCTGTGGATTATAGTTAGTACCATTACCTAAATCTATTTCCGCTAGGCCATCAGCATCCATATATATGCCGTCAGGTACCATTCGCGATAACACTTGTTGTAGTTTTAAATGGGTTATTTGTATCATATCAGCAAAACCTGTAATTCTACCAACTAATGATTCAATTTTACCCTTATACATTCTTGGAGCAACTATATTGTAGTTCATTTTAACTTTTGTATAATCACTCTTAGGTCTTAGCATATTCTTAGCTAACTCCCATTTTATTAGCTTATCTGTGCCTAAAATCATAGCGCCTTCGTAAAGCACTTCAATTTGTTTTTCTAGTTTACCAAATCTTTGCTCTAACTCCATATCCATTACAGGATCAAAGCTTTCATCTTTAACAATAATCTTAGCAGCACCTGAAGCTGTTTCTTTTACTTTATAAATTTCTTTAGCATATGTTTTCCAGTTAAAGTATAAAACCTGAACCATATTTTTATCTAATTCATCAAACTGCATTGATGAAGTATAATGTCCTGTTTTCCTTAAACTTTGACCAGCTATTTCTTCTAGTTCACCTTGTGTTAAATCAGGAAATTGTTTTACTAATTCATTTACAGGTAGTGTTTTTACTTCACCAATATAATAAACATCATCAAAGTATGGATTTTCTGTATATGAATAAACTAAGTTAGCTGGATTAACATAATCAATTTTAACACCTTCAGATGTAGTAAATGAATTTTTAACAGCACCAATACCTAAAACAGTAAGATCACGATAAAATCTTTTTCTAGTAAGCTCATATTTATTACCATTCATTATAGTAGATATAGCTTGTTCTTCTGCTATTTCAACAGCTTGCTTATAAGAAAGCTGCATATGTAATTCTAGTTCTTCTTTACTATCAGGTAATTTTTCTTCTGGCGTTTGTATTATGTTTACACCAAAAGCAGCTTGAGTATACTCGTTAAGATCTTTATTCTTCATATCGATCATTAAGTCTTCCATGTAAGCTGTTCTTTTGCTAACACCAAAAGGATCTTGTGAGTATGCTTTTATATCATAAACTCTTTCTGCAATACCATTAACCACTATATCTACAAACTTAGGTATAATAGGTACTGGTTTCCAGTCTAGATTTAAATAGCTTAAGTCACCGTTAATTGATAACTCATCTTTGTATTTTTGTACAGATTGCTCTCCACGAGCATATAACCTTAACTTATTAAAAGTATCTTGATTGCTAGCAAACCTATAAGTAACGCCGTCTCTTTTAAACCACTCGTCTTCGATAGCCTTAGCGACTTTAAGCCCATATTCTGGACTCATTTTCTCCATATCGCTAGCTACTTGACTAGGAAAATGATCTTTTATTATTGATTCAGCCATATTATTCTGTTATTAATTTTGATAGCGTTCCTTTATTCTTATATTTAGCTATCTTTATATTTAGTTTTGTTGTTTGTTTACCAGCACTCGGACTATATAAATGTCTGTTACAAGCCATAATAGCTAAACCCGTACTTATAGAAGCATCGTGTTTTGTTCTATTGTTTATATCAAACTTAGCCCAGTCATTTAATGTTTCATTAAAATATAAACTACCGTGAGATCCATCGCTCTGTATACCAACATTTTTTTGTATATACATTTCAATTGCAGCTGCGTGTGCTTGCTTTATATCTTCACTTGAGTTAGGTATTCCACCTACTTCTTTTTCTGCTACCGATAATTTATTCCAAACCTTATCAGGTCTATTCATTGAGTATGCTCTGTAACCTCTACGTTTAAAATAGTAAAGTAATCTAGGTTTATTATTCTCTGCAAGTATCGGCATACCATAAAATACACACGCCATTAATACATCTTCAAAAAATATTTCAGCAGTTTGTGGTCTAGCTATATATTCTAAAAAGAAGTGGTTTGCAGGTGCATCTTCCATGCTAAACTTAGTTAAACCATGTAAAGCACCTTTTGATCCCATACCGTCAACCGTACCTGATATATCATAACTATCACAACCAAAAGCACCCATGTGCTCGTTACCAGGATATTTTCTACCTCTATCTTCTTTTACATTATTTTGCAAATGAACTGGTGGTGTCCAGGTTATTTTAAACCTACCTTTTGGATCTGGATAAAACATAACCTTGCTATCTTTTATACCATTAACCCATTGGAAGTTACCTCTAGTTATATTGTTTTGAGCACCAGCTTCTTCATTAAAATCTATCTGCTCGTATATTCTTGCTAAATTAAATATACTATTTTGTGTCTCATCTCTGAAAGCATGTTCTTCAGTTCTTGGAAATTGTCTATAAAACTCGTTTAAAGCATCTCCATCGTGTTTTAAACCTTCAACTTCATTTTGCCAATGTTCTAATATACCTATATCAATAAAATCACCAAAAGGATCTAATACTTCTTTGTCTGGCGTTTCGAATACAGGTAATCCATTAGAATCAATGAATCCTTCGTAGTTCCATTCCATAGGTATGAACAAACTATATAATCCCGAGCTAGTCTGTCCATTGCGGTTTCTTTTTGTGACATCTGAATCTTTATAAAGTTTTTTGAAGTTGTCACCACCTTTATCTAAAGCATTTGATGTTGAACCCATCATACATTTACCAATTACTCTACTACCTAATCGTAATGTTGTTTTTGTAACCCTCCAGTTATTTAATATATTATTAGGTCTCTCCCACTTACCACTTTCATCATGTGCTAGTAATTTAAGCTTTTCACCATCATAACTATTATCACCAGTGTTTTTCCAGTCAATAGTTGTATCTAGTCCTTGTAAGTCATTGTCATTACTACCAGCTTCAATTTTTCTTCTAGTTAATTTACTAGCTGGTACTCTATATGCTAATTCTGTTTTAGGTCGATCCATACCATCTTGAATCGGTTTAAAAAAGAAAGGATAGTTAACTGAT